CATGTCCAAGAACCATCTTTAACATCTGCTCTTAATTTTCTTAATTTTGAAGCACCCATGTAAGGTAAATCTTCTTCAAGTGAAATTTTATAAAATTGAATACCATCTATTTTTTTAACTGATGCTGGACTTTGCCATCCGTATTTATTTAAACCGAATGTTTTCATATCTTCAGAACCCCAAGCTGTAGGATTTTTTACTTGAATATCTTTACTTCTCCAAGATTTTGTATACCATAATGATTTACCATCTTTGAATACACTTACGATTGTTCCCTTATCTATTTCTAAATTAGATTCCCAATATCTATTACCTTTTGCTCGAAGAGTTACTTTCTTACTTGCTACTGCAATTGCAACACCCTTACCAGGTAAGTTAGATTGTTTTGTAATTTGGTTATCTTCAATCTTACTTGCTTGTAAACCTTGTTTTGCTAAGTAACTATATAAATCTCTGTCCAACGAACCTCTATTATTCATAGAAAATTTTCTTAATAGTTTACTTTTAAAAGCTTCAGTTAAATACGATACCTTTGATTCTTTAATTATATCTTTTAATTTTATCATGAACTTAACCTCACATTTTTACCGAACTTATTCCACATTTTACCAATTACAATGTAAAGTCTTTTTTCATTCATTTTGTTCATTTTTTCTTTTATATTATCTGGTGCTTTATCATACAATTGTGTGAATAATCCAGCACTTAATTGGTCTACCATTCTACCACCGAGTTTTCCATAACCACTTTTTTGTATATCAAAAATCTTTTGAACACCTTTTCCTTTAGCAATTTCTTCATTTACGGATTCAAGTTTTAATGCTCTCTTTGCGTTTTGAATTCCTTTAATTATTTGGTTAAGATGAAATCTCAATCCTTCTCCATCTTTCTTTTTTATAGAATTGTCTACTGATTTAAGATTCTGTTTAATAAAATTTGATGTTACTCTTTTAGTTAAATTCCAATCATCGGAAAAGATTTTAGCTTCTTTTACTGATTCGTTTGCCGCTAAATTCATCATATCACATAAATCAACACACTTTTCAAGACTCTTATAAAGGTCTCTCATATAAAATTTTGCTTTACCTTTATTATAAACTCTCATACCTGGTTTAACAACTTTTGTTTGAAAAGAATGTAACTTATCACCAATATCAGCAAATACATTTTCATAATCTATTTCGTTTATCTTACCTTCAGTTATAGGACTCTTTGAAAGTTTATTCATAAAATCAAATAGTTTTGCTGATTTCTTTTGAAACTCTACTTCAAATTTATATAGTTCACCCTCTAATTTAAATATCTTTGGGTCTGTTCCCATATCACCCAACTTCTTTCTGAAGTCTGACATTGCTTCAAGAAATGATTTACGAGTTTTAAATGCTTTTTGAAAACCTTTAGTTGCTCTTTTACCTTCAGGTATAATCCATTTCTTCTTTAATGCTTGAGCCCAAGTTTTCTTTGTATGAAATTCTTTTCTATTACCTGGTGCAACAAACATATAACTTGTTCCTGCTGGGTCTTCAGGTATTCCACGATTACCATGTGTAATTTTTTTCAATGTATATAATTTTCGTGGGTCATTCTTGTGTCTAATCTTTTGTCCAACTTTAAGTTTCGGGTCTTTGACTGCTTCTTTTAATTTTTTAGCCTTATTAAATGTTTTCATTTCTTTCATTTTATCTTTAATTGCTTTATCAAACGCTCTTGGATTTGTTCTAAATACATACAATACTTTACCGATATCATATTCATCTGCCAATTCTTTTGCTGCCTGAACCTCATAAGATGATCTCATATCTTTTGTGAACTCACCAAACATACTTGCATAACTCTCTCTTACAATTGGTTTAAGTACTTCACGAATTTTTCTGATTACTTCTTTTGCGACTTTTTCTGGTTTACCTTTATGTTTAGTAGATGCAAAATCTTCTGCATCTGAATCAGACATATTATCGGCAACATCTTTAACTTTATCAGAAACTTTGGATGGTGAGAGTTCACCTTTCTGAACCGCATGAACCATTCCCATGAATCGTTGTTGGGCTTTAGATTTGGCAGGCATGTTATTCGCCTCGGATTATTTTATTAATTATATCTTCAGCTTTACAATACGAACCACAAGTTCTACCTTGAGTTTTATCAACATTCTCACTCAATGGATACATAAATGCACCGTGTGTAGATGGATTTGATACGAAGTCAAATGCTATTAATTCAAAATCTTTCCCTACCTTTAACATTGGTTGGTCATTATCATCTTCATGCACTGCCTCTACAGAACCCATTCCACGAGAACTGATTCCTAATTTTATTCCATTTTTAAATAATTCTCTTAAAATATTTCCACTTGGTGTAGTTAATATTTCTACTGTTCCCAATAGATTATCACCTTCAAAATGCATCTCAGTAATATTGTGAGATACATTCTGTAAATTTACTACTGAACTATCTGGGTGGTCTAATTCACCAAGTGCTCTTTTTTGTTTAACATATCCCTCAGAGTAATTCTTTGCTTCTCTTGTTAAAATATCTTTCGGATACACTCTACCATTTTGGTTCTTTGCATCTGCCCTTTGTAATACTCCTTTAACTACCAACTTACCATCATTTTCTTTTAATGATTCGTTAACTTGGTGCTTTGATACTTCAAACGGAATGTAATCTACTAATAGTTCTCTCATTTTATTTCATCCTCTTGACCATTAGAACACTATCTCTCATATATGCTGTTACCCCAGATTTATAAGACTTTTTTATTTCTTTAGCCAATGCCTTATTTGTTGAATTGGGGTCTTGAAGAAATACTTGTTCTAAATCATACATTTGTTTTCTAAATTTTTGTTCAGTTTTTACTATTTTTGATAAAGCTCTTTTTGCAAATTTTACATCATCGGGGCCTTCTGTTATAGATTCGTTTTCCATATCTTTGAACGCCTGTTCTTTAGCTTTTCGTTCCATTTCTTTTTCATCTCTGTCCATTTTAGCGTTTGCATCATCAGCAGCTTTCATAGCTTTCTTTTCGATATCTTTTGCTGAACCATCTTTGGTTGGTCGTCCACTTCCTGGCCCACCTTCTTTTTTTAATTTGTGAGCTTTCATTGTATCTTCAAGAGTAACTAATGGTGAACCAAAGTCTCTATTCAGAATATCAAGTCCTTCTTTTAAATATTTGTCGTTTTGTTTCATTGTAATTTCCCAACTTTATTAGCTAATTTAACCAATCGTTCTGAAATTTTACTCATTGCTTTATGTGTGTTCTTCCAATATGATTTTGAATCTATCTTTAACTCATTTTTTAATTTAACATTCATATCGATTAACTTACTTAATCCACTTAATGAATTACGAACTTCTCTCATTGAACGGCCAATCTTTTGTTTTGGTGTTAAGGATTCATCGTTACGATATTTTGTATACCGAGCTTCTTTTATTTCGGTTTTCTTATCAAGTTGTTTACCGAATGCAGTTTGTACTCGTGATACTTTTGTAATACCCTTCATACCTTTTTTCAAACTTCTAGCAACAACTGTTTTTGCTTGTCCTTTACCTTGTGCATCTACAATAATTTTACCTACACCATCAACAGTAACTGCCCACTTTCCCTCTACAACTTTAAAATCTGTTCCTGTCTTTGCAATCTTTTTTCTTTTTTCATTACCTTTAGATTGAAATGCGTTTGGTGTATCATATTCTCCACCAGCGGTTGCAGTTGTTGAGGCTTCTTTTATTTCTTTTTTAATTAAAGTACGAAGTAATTCCGTAAACTTTTTTCTATTTATTTTTATGGACATTATCTAACTCCCCTACCAATTCATAATATCTCATCAATGAAACAACATTAGAATCTTTTACATGAATTCCTTTTGTTGCAGTATCTGTATGAGTTATTGCTTCGGTTAATTTAATTTTAGTAATCTTATCATCAACTTTTCGTAAGTGTGATTTTAAGGTTTTTTTAATTTTAATAACTTCAGTATCTATGAATTCGCGCAAAGAGTTAGTGTTTGATAAATTATTTATATACTCTTTAAGCAAATTTCTCTGATTTTCATTTAGAGTGCTGTACTTTTTGTTGAATTTATCAACCAATAGTTGATAAGTTAACAACCTTAAATCTTTATCTTGTTTATTTAAGTCCTCTTGAACACCATCTTTAACCCTCTTAGTGCGTCTGACTTTAGTGATGTTCTCTATAATTGTTACTTTACTATCAGTTTCTTCTACAGGAGATATTTTCTCTTTTAAAGATTCACCTTCAAATACATTGTAAATTGAAGCCAAAAGTTTATATCCTGGTATTCGTGTATTGAAAAAGTCAGCAGCGTTATAACTTTCTTTAACCGTTTTAATCAAATTATATTTTTCATTTCGTAATTTACGATTTGATAAATGCCTACGACTTTTTATTACTGCTGAAAGCAAAATATTTGCTTGCTCAGTAGTTTTATATGTCTTTTCTGACAAAATCTTGTAAAGTTCATACTCTTTACCAAGTTCTGTATTTGGTTTAAATGTTTCTTTTAAAATACTAACTGCCTTACTGTCTTTTGTATCATTTAGTACATCAACAGTTATTTGGCGAGTCAGCAATTCGAAAAGAATTCCAGTATTTTTTATTTTACTGTGCTTCTTGTTATAATTCATCAAACACTCCATTCATGATAAGTTTATACATAAATAAATATAAAAACTTCAAATAATCGTTATTTATCTTCCGTAAAATCTTTATATTCTTTATCTATTTCTTCACTTTCAATTGTTTCTTTTAATATTTCTCTCGCTTTACTCCCAAAAGATTTTTTTAATCTATCAAAATGAGCTAAAGCCATAGGTATTTTTGGTCTACCAAGTGGATCTCGTCCTCTTGCACTACCATCTTTACCATATTTAGTTACTTCTTTTGGTCTTCCTGCACCCTCAAATCCACCTTCAGGTGCCCCACCTTCATCATCAAAGATAGAACCTGCTAATGTTTCAGGTGGTTCTGCCTCATCATCGGCTCCCAATCCAATTGCAGCCATATCACTTGGTGTTCCAACTGAATCACCACTAGCTGCAGGATCATTACCTTCTTGTTCTATTTGTGAATATCTAAATTTAGTTTTTTGATCATCCACTAATTCTTTTTCAAGTTGTTCTTGTTCTTTTGATGTAAAATTGAAAATATTTTTATACACCCAATCACTTGACATTAAACTATTGTCTTTTACATCACGAGCTAAATTAACTTTATTACTCCACAATTCAATCTTCTCTTGTTCATAAATTGTAGATGGATTAGTTAATTTCAATTCAAAGTTTACTAATTCTTCATCTGTATATCCTTGTGCGTATAAATGAACAACTGCAATCTTCGTCAATTCACTTGTTACAATTCTTTGAATTCTCTCAATTGTTCTTGCAAATCTAACATCTTCTGCGGCAAGTGTTGCTTTACTACCAAGACTTTCTTCATATCCTAAGAATGCTTTTGGTATTCTTAAAGCTGCTAACATACGATTTTTTAAATACTCAATGTCTTCTGTAGTTTCATATTGCATTCCTGGTAATGATTCAATTGATGTTCCACTATCACCACCACGAACTGGCATAAAGAAATCTTCTGTTAGATTCTGTATGTTAAATTTCAAATTATAATCACCAGTATTGTCATCCATAAAAGGTGTCTTCTTCATCTTGTTGATTATTCGTTGCATATAATTATCAACTTCATTTGGTGGAATGTTTCCAATATCAACTTTAAATACTCTCTTCTCTGGTGCTCTCATGATTCTGTGAATCAACATAGCATCTTCCATCAATGTAATTTGTTTCCAAACTTTACGAGCACTTTCTACCATTGACTTACCATACGGTAACATATTACTATCATTGGCTAATCTGAAGTGAGCAATTTGGAAATTCTCAAATTCAATCTTTTTATTTGTAGTTGAACGAGCAAAATAAGGATGTGCTTGTTCCATTGCTTCTAAATAGAATTTAGTATAATAAGGATTCTCTGGGTCTTCGCCTTCTACTCGAAGAATTTCATAAGCTGACATTGGAACTACATTGTGTATTCCATACTTATCACTAATATCTAAGTACAAAAAGAAGTCTCCATACTTACACATATTTCTTACCCACGGCCATAGATTAAATTCTATGTTCATAATGTCATAGAATAAGTTATGTAGTATTTGTTTTATTTGATCATTATCACTTTGTATTTCTAACGATTCTCCATACGCACTTTTCATTGTTGATTCATCTGCATAAGTATCGAGTGCAGATGCAATAATTGAATCTGACTCCATCGTTTCATAATCTTTAAATAAACCCAATCGTGCAGCCTGTATTTGTGCAAATGTGGAATATCCACTATTCGCCATATCCAATCCACTATGTAGTTTTGAATATCTATCAACCAAATGTGATTTCACTTGTGATTGAACTTGTTCTGTATCGGCTATTTTTAGTTTCTTACCACCAACATTTCTTACAATTACATTTGTACTAAATAATCGTTGTAATCTACTAAATAATGATTTATCTGCCATTTTTTACCTCTTTGTTAGTTATAAGAGCCATTTTAAAGACTCTTTTTTTCTTTCGTGGCCTACTTCCCATTCCCATTCACCATTATCATTGTCTTCGGGAGTGTATAGTCCATCAACATCTTGAAATCTATCAAGTGTTTTTTTTGTTAACTCAATTCCTTCTGTTCGTAATCTCAATGCAGTATCACGAACCCATAAACCTATAGCAAAAGACATTACCAAGTCATCATTGTAACCTCTCATTGCTTCTGCTCTATTATTTAAATAAATAAATGTAAATAATTCATCTATTAATCTACTGGAACGAACCACTACTGATTCATCCCTAAAATATTCCTCTAACTTTGCAATAATCAAAGGTCGAGTTTTCATAGTGGTTGAAAATCCAGCCACCATTTTCTTTTCTTCACTTCTAAATCGATTGTTCATTTGATGAGCAATATCGATATATCTTAAATCTTTACTCGTATAAAATAGATTAGGATAATCCCTATCTATTACTTGTTGGATGGTTGCCCAACCAATGTTATTGTTTTCTATAATTAGTAAAGCATCGTTATATTCAGTTGAAATACTAACCAACATATTTCCAAAATCTTTTGTAGGAATCCTACCTTTATACTCTGCCACTTGTTCTACTTTTTCTACATCCATAACATGAAATGCACTATAGTCTGCTGCATCACCACGACCAACATCTGCCGTTACCACATAAGTTTTTGTATAATTAGGCGGTTCCCATATCCAACAATTACTATCAATCCCTCGTTTTTCAATTGGTTCTTTCACTTGAGTTTCTCTACATTTATCTAATATCAATGCATCAATAACAGAAGTACCAGAAGTTATAAAATCACAATCACATTCTTGTGCTGCACTCTGTATTCCTAATAGTGTATCTTGTTCATCTCTCCACTCTTGTTCTCTGTCTGGATGAACCGTCCAATGTAATTTAATAAAATTAAACATTCCACTGCCTTCTTCTGCCTCAACCCAATGTTTATGAAACCAATTACCAACACCATTAGGTGTAGAGAGTGCAATACAACTACCACCCGTTGTCAATGTCTGTTGTGAAGCAGTCCATATCTCATCAATCTTATCAATAAATGCTGCCTCGTCCAATATCAATAATGATAATGCTTCTGAACGAGCTGCTTCGGGTCCTGAAGAAACTGCCTTAATCTGTGAACCATTCATATATCGTAGATTCAACTTGTTATCCTCTACACATTTTTGTTTCAACCAACTCGGTAGATTTGCGTGCATCACTCTAACTTTTGTTACTAAGTTTTTAGCAACTTCTTGTTTTGTAGCAATAACCAACACATTCTTGTCTTGATGAAATGTCATCAACCATAAAGAATATCCAGCAGTTAATGTACTGA